GACATGAGCTGCAGTGCAGCATCGTCGAGAATGGCGAGGCCCGGTTCCACCTCGCCGTCAGCGATGAGCAGACGTGCGGTCGCCACCTGGCCGAGGAGTACGGCAGGCGAGACATCCAGCTGTGCACCGAGTTCCATTGATCGCTGAGCTTGTCGACGCGCTCCGTCCGGGTCACCGCACATGAAACGTTCGTACGTTTTCACCATCGCGAGCAACGCGTGAGCCGGCACCTCACCGAGCCCCGCGAGCTCGCGTTCGGCTCGCGCGACCCAGCCGCGAACCGGTGCCATCAAGCCTGTGTCCACCAGAAGATGAAGTGCCACATGTCCTGCAGCCCAGCCCGCACCCGCATGCTCGCCTGCATCGCGTCGACGCTCGTACAACGACTCCCACACGCCGACAGCAACTTCGAACTCGCCGTTCCCGTAGTGCGCCATTGCGCGGGCCTCATCGGCCTCGGAGGAAGTCTCGTGGGCGAGCAGAGCCAGCGCGGCGGTCCAATCGTCGCGCGCCATGGCCGCCTTGGCGTCGGAGAGGCCGGTCATCGCCCCAGATCGCTCATCGGCCCAGTATGACCGGGCACGATGTTCCTTTGGGCGAAGTCACAAACCTCCGACTTTCGGGCGCGAACCGTCCGCTCGTGTCAGGTGGCCCGCGTCGGCTGATACCTGCGTATCAAGCCCACCACGAGTGCAGCCGCTCCGGCCAATCCGAAGATCACGACCTCGCTGGTCTGGTCTCCGCGCGCGGACTCGCATGCCTGCACTTGGCTGGTGTTGTCGCCGAGCCCGAGACTGTTGGCGGAGTTGTCGCCGAGATACCGATCGGCCAGCGCTCGGGTCAGGTCCTTCGTGGTGTCGCCCAGGTTGAACTCGGCGTCCTTCGCCACCGCCGACGAGTCGTCTTTGAGTGCCCAGCTCCCGCAGCCCGTGCCCTGCGAGTTGTCGACCGGCCAGAACGCGAACGCCGCAGCCACGACGAGCAGTATCGCCGCCGCGATGAGGAACACCCGACCCGGTTGCCCAGATCTCTTCGGCAGGTTCACAGCAGCGGGGTCCTTTCACGAACGTCTTCTTTGATTCCTCGTTCATGATCGCAAAGTTGTTACCGGCGGGCTTCGCACGGCCCACAAACGAACAATCCACCTGCCGACGACGTATGTCGTGGACAGGTGGATCATCTTGCATCAACGGTGGAGCTAAGGGGACTCGAACCCCTTGTGTCACCTGGGAAAATGCCGGTTGACCTGCACGAATGCACTACGGGCGAGCGTCGCAGAATATTGGGCGACCTGGGGAAACCCACCGGGCGTGTTGCCTGAGGCAACAGGAGGAAACGCTCATCCCCAATCGACGACACGAGTTAGCTGCACCAAGTCCGTGCCCCCGTAGAAGTTGACGTGGCATTGGTAGCCCTTCGGTGCAGAAGCGGATCCGCGTGGCACGTACGTTCCGACGACCAGTCCTTCGGTGGTATTGGTTCGGCTGAATCGCCAGTCCTCCTGCATCTCACCGCCGGCGTCAACCGCGTTACGACACGACGAAACAGCTTCGGCTTGCCCCGGGTCGATCGATGTAGGCACCGTGGTCGGCGACGATTCATCCGCCCCGGTGCATCCTCCGAGCATCACCGCGGTCAGGCCCAAGGCTGCGATCAGCTGACGCTTCATGTAAGAGACCCTCTCGGTCCTTGCGGGCATGGTTCCGCTGCGACCGAATTCGTCGCAGCCGGTTCACAACGTGCGGGTTGTGAGCGAGCGCATCCGAATTATCCAGGATCTGGTTCAGCTTTTGCGCGTACCGAACCGGCGACCAACCGAACTGCTCGCGGATCGCTGCTTCCTTGTTGCCGCGCGCCCGCCACCACTGAGACTCGAAGTCGAGAATCGCACAGTCGAGATCAGTCATGATGCTGCTCCTCGTACGTAGCTCCAGTCGCCACCGAGGTGGTGCTCGAGTTCGGCGACCTCAATCGGGTCCAGGTGGCGGATACGGGTGTCGAGAACGTCGACTGTCACCCACAGTTCCTCCGCCATCTCGGCCGGGTCGGGGTGGCGATCCCAACGGAAGGCAGATAGGAGTTCTTCGAAGGTGATCATTCGCAGCGCGGTGAGGCGTTCGACGAGTGCTTCTTCTGCGGCGTCCGCCGGGAAGATGCCGCGCTCGACGTGGATAAGCTCGTGCGTCAACGCGCAACGACGCTGCACCTGCGTCAGGCCAGCGCAGATCCAGATATAACGGCCGTCGTGGTGGCCGTGACGGCCTGCCAGTAGGTGCCGCGTTGTCACCACCCGCACGTGCGGGTACTGCTCTCGCAAGGTGCGCCAAGGGTGCCACCGGTGGCGGCTTGGCATGAGCTTCGTATCCATGCCGACGTTCTATCGGTAACCACCGACAAGCCGTTGCGCGACAACGAATTACATCTAGGTGATTTCACTTATCAGGCCGCGCTGCTCACATGCGGCCGCCAGATCTATCGGACCAGCGCCGAGGTGGTAATACTTCGGGTCATCCGGTTCCGCAGCGACGTCGTTGAAGACGTGGAGCAGTCCGCCGATCATCCGGGAGGCGTCGGCAGTGGCAGTCCCGCGGCCCCGCGCGGGCACCTTTTGGACACCGACCCAGTGCAGGCCTGCCTTGCCGCACGCAATCACCTCATGCACACGTGTGTCTAGCTGTCGTATGTCGCCGCAGATGTAGATCTGGCAGCCGAGATCCGCGACCAACGGGTAAAGGTCCGTATCGTCAAGGCCTGGTGGCGCGTCGACGCCCGATGCAAAATATTCGTGTTCAGGGAACATGGCCCGCACGGGCGGGATCGCCTTCATGTTGACTGATTCGTCGAGAAACACTCTCAAGATGCGGCCCTGCTGACTTCTTCCGCGAAGTCCACGGCGTCGGCGACATATTCGGCGGCGACTGTCGGGTAGTAGTCGCTCACCTCTGTGGGCGCCACACCCCCAGCGACGAGGTCGGCGACGGTGTCGTAGCCGACTCGAGTGTTCCGGACGGTGGGCCATCCACTTAGCCGGCCGGGCTTCACTTCAACGCCAGGACGTGGATGCAAGAGGTTGACGACTCGGTCACCACGGAAGTTCTCGAACTCGGCGATGACGTCGTCCATCGTCACCAGCAACTCGTGACCAGGCTTTTTTACCAGGTCGGTCGCGCCGTCGTCGTGAACGAGGGCAATAGAGGAACCATGCGCAACCAGTCGATACGCCGACGGGTGATCGGTAAGTTCCAAATCGGTTCTCAGCGAGTCGAACGCGCGCCGCACTTTCTGGAGAGAAACATCGCGTCTCAACTTCACGATCGTCCGCAACGCGAGGATGTCGCGAAACGAATAGAGGATGCGTGGTCTTGACGCGACCTCCGGCTCGAGCACTGGATTGGGCGGTCGCCGCCAAGTTGCTAACTGAGCCTTCGTCGCGCCCGACAGGACGATCGTCAAGTCAATTGGATATGCCATCTCATTCACCCCCTTTCGGCATCGCTCTGTTCTCTCACTGCCGATTGTGGCAGATCATGAACCCTCATCAGGCCCGTCGGGATCGGGCCGCTCAGCGAGCTCATCCTGATCGCGCGCTTCTTTCGACCCCTTCTCCCCCAGCTTGGGTGTGTAGGCCACGCCGGGCAGCGAGTAGTCGGGTTCAGGGTCGTCAAGGTTGCCGTCTTGATCCGGTGGAGTAAAGGCGTAGACCTTGCCCTCCTGGTCTTCACTCTCTTCGCCCGGTGTTCCCGGTTTCGGCGGAGTCTGTGGGGCAGCAGACGTGTTGGCATCTATCCGTCTCCGAATCTCATTCAGCAGCGCGTCCGTTGAGACGTCTGCGAGTTCGAAAGTCAGAGACTCCCCCGAGTCCTCGTATCCGACGAGGGCCCGGGCTGCGGCCGCACGGACGGTGGCGACGGGAATTTCGAAGCCGGCCGCGATGCGTGTGAGCGTGTGTTCGTCGGGCATTTGCCCGAGGTAGTCACGCCGGTCGTTGAGCAGCTTCGAGAGATGCTGCCGCTGGAGTCCTGACTTACGCACGAGTTCGGCCTGTCGCCAGCCACGAGCATCGAGCTCTGTCTGGATAAAGCGTCCGAATGCGTGCATGAGAGGAAGTCTCCGGCGGGTAGTCGTTGATGTCACTCGCACCAGTTCCGATATGTCAACTGGTTGAGGACACACTCTAGCGGTTTGGTGTCAACCAGCGAGCATTCCCGGCCTACCCGATATGACCTGCGACGTGCTGAATTACAGGGCTGTAAGTCGTTGACATTCTGTCAACCGCCAGAATACAGTTGTGGCGCAAGCCGTTGACAACTAACAAGCCGGGAGGCAGACTCATGAAGGCGAGCACGAGACGCAAACGTTCGAAGGGAATGTGGATGCAAGTACGAGACCCCGACCTCCTCGTTCGTTACATGGAGAACGCGGACTTCACCCAGGCGCGGCTCGCCCGATACTGCGGCTGCTCCCGCCAGTTCATCCACCTACTTGTCACTGGCGAACGCAGAACGTGCACCCGCCAGATCGGCGACCTCATCGAGGAGGCACTCCGCGTCCTACCTGGGACTCTTTTCGTGGACAGAAAGTCCCCGACTTTGACCACACCTGACGCCCGCAAGAAGGCGAAAGCGGCATAAAGAAAGCCGCCACGGTGCGCGAACACCGGGCGGCCAACAAGAGAGGACATATCTCCCATGCACGATCAGCGTAACGCCCCCGCGGAGGTCGGCGAGGTCTCACCGTTCGATGCGATCAGGCACGTCACCCCCGAGGGCCGCGAGTACTGGTCGGCGCGCGACCTGATGTCGATGCTCGGATACACCGTGTGGCGCGACTTCGCCAACGCGATCGAGCGAGCTCGGGTCGCTTGCCACAATTCCGGATCGGACTCCATCCGCAACTTTGCGGGCGCCCGCAAAGTTGCAGCTAGCGGACCTGCAGCCGAAGACTTTCACCTCTCGCGCTACGCGTGCTATCTCGTCGCCCTGAACGGCGACCCCCGCAAACCGGAGATCGCAGCGGCGCAAACGTACTTCGTCATCAAGACCCGCGAGGCTGAGGTTGCCGCCGCGACGCCGGCACTCCCCCGCACTTACGCAGAGGCACTCCGTGCTGCAGCCGACGAGGCTGAACGGGCCGACCGGGCGGAGGCTCAGGTCGCCGAGCTCGCACCGAAGGCTGATCTCGCCGATGACTACCTCCTGTCGCAGGGTGGCGCTCGTCTGGTTCGCGAGGTCGCGAAGGTCCTCGACTGGAAAGAGAAGGATCTTCGGCGCTGGTTGCTCGAGGAAAAGTTGATCTTCGTCAAACACGCCCCTTGTGGCGCAGTGATGTACGACTTCTACGCCCAGTACGCGCACCACTTCCAGACTCGCGAGAAAGTCGTTGAGCATCAGTGGGGTTCGTGCACTCACTACACCCTGCAGGTCCTCCCCCGTGGTGTTGAGTTGATCCACCGACGCGTTAACCAGCGTGCGGCATGACCGAACTCGACACCCGCCCACTGACGATGTCGGTCGAGGACGCCGCCGCCTTGATCCCGTGCAGCGTCGATATGTACAAGCGTCGCTTGGCATCTCGCACCTGGCCGGGCACCAAGGTCGGCCACATCTGGCGGGTCACTCCCGCCCAGGTCCAGCAAGCACTCGACCTAATGGCCACGAAGACTCGCGACCCCGATCCCCCGCGGCCGTCCGGCCTCTCCCCCAGATCTCGAACCATCAAACGCAAGTCCGCCTGAACCTCTCCCAACCTCTTCCGAAAGGCACCCCATGCCCGACTTCGCGCTCTATTACCTACTCGGCTCCTTAACGGTGGCCACGTTCGGCACGCTCATCCTCAGCGGCCTTGCGTTCACCCCGGCCGACTTCCCCCACATGACCGTCCACAACGGTCGAATCGAGGACGCTGCAACGGAAGACGCTGCCAAGACGAACCTCGTCGAGGCCCTCGTCGCAGACGGCCACATCACCCCAGAGGAGCGCGACGGCGCGGTCGCGATCCTCTGCCGGTTCAACATTCAGCACGCCGGCCTGTGCGATCGGTGCGACGGCTACATCGCCAAGGGCGAGCAGATCGTCCGGACCGCCGATCACCAGCTGCTGTGCAGGAGGTGCGCAGAATGAGCGAACGCGACCTCGTATTCCTCGACGTTGAATCCACGGGCATCGAGGATGACTCAGACATCTGGGAGTTCGCCGCGATCCGCCGGACACCCGAAGGCGCGGAGGATCGGATGCTGATCCAGATCTTTCACGACGCTCGCAAGGTGGAGGGTCTGCCTCCCGAGTTTCAGGCCGACCATGCGACCCGGTTCGATGCTGGCCAGGCGCTGCGGCAGTACGACGCCGCCCGCAAGATCGCCACGTTCCTTGCCCCGGGGCCCGGAAACCTGGCACCCCAGATTGTCGGCGCGATACCTAGTTTCGACACGGGCCTGATCGCTAGGCTGTTGCGTCGCAACATCAGCCCGGTCGTGCCGCCGCCCTGGTATCACCGGCTGCGGTGCGTGGAGTCGATCACCGTGGGCCACCTCGGCCGTGAGATCGGCGGCCTGCAGAACTGCCTCGACGCTCTCGGGCTGCCCAGCGGCGACAAGGCCGGCGCCCACACCGCGATGGGTGATGCACTCAGCGCGCGTGCGATCTGGGACGCGGTGATGAAATGACCGAGACAATTGCCTCGCCGCCCACCGAACCCGGCATTTACGACGGCATCTCGGACCTGACCTACCACGCAGACCGAAACTCCCTGTCGTCCTCGGGCGCCCGAGCGTTGCTCGAGCCCGGCGGCCCGGCCAAGTTCCGTTACGGCGCGGTGGAGTACAAGAAGGACTGGGACTTCGGCCACGTCGCGCACGCCCTCGTGCTCGGTGAGGGTTCAGCGATCGAGGTGCTCGACTACAAGGACTGGCGCACGAAGGACGCGAAGGCCGACGCCGCGGCAGCGCGGGCCGCAGGCAAGGTGCCGATCCTCACCGCGATGTACGAGGTCGCGAAGGTGATGGCGGAGGCGGCGCTCACCCATCCGCTCGGCGAGATCCTCTTTGCCAGCGGGGTAGCCGAGCAGTCCTGGTACTGGAACGACCCGGTCACCGGTGTGCGATTGCGGTGTCGGCCGGACTGGAACACCGGCGGCGACCATCCGCTGTTCGTGGACTACAAGACCACCAAGAGCGCTGACCCCGCCCAGTTCATCAAGAGCGCAAAGGATTACGGCTACCACTGCCAGGAGCCGTTCTATCTCGACGGCGCAGCCGAGCTCGGTGTCGACGCACAGTTCTATTTCTTCTGCCAGGAGAAGGCCGCGCCGTACCTGCCTTCGGTGGTCCAGCTGCCCGCCGAGGCCGTCGCCGAAGGGCGCCGCCTCAACCGCGCCGCGATCGATCTCTACGCCCGGTGCGTCGAGTCCGATACCTGGCCCGGATACGAACCAGTCGTGCACACCCCACCGTGGCCCGACTGGTACTCCCGCACAACCGAAACCACCCTCGCAAACCTTGAAAGGCAAGCAGCATGACTGTCGAACTCACCCAGCACAACGACGAACTCACCGTCTTCCCACCCGCCCGGCCGATGCAGTCGACGGCGATCACTCAGCTCCGCGAGCACGCCGAGGCTATGGACACCGCGTTCAAGCTGGCCGACGCGATGTGCAGCACTGCGCTTGTGCCGGCCATCTACCGCGGCAAACCTCAGGACGGGACGGCCGCGATCTTGTACGGCGCCGAGCTCGGCCTCAACCCGATCCAGTCGCTGCAGAACATCTTCCCTGTTCACGGCATGCCGTCGCTGTACGCCAGGACCATGGTCGCGCTCATCAAGAGGCACGGTTACAAGGTTCGGACACTCGAGAGCACCGACGAGACGGTCACGGTGTGGGGGCAGGCGCCCGACGGCACCGAGGAGACCTCGACGTGGACCATCGAGCGGGCGAAACAGGCTGGCTACATCCCGGAGATCGACGAGCGGACAGGCAAGTTCAAGACGAACGCCAACGGCAAGCTCATCGGAAACGAGAAGTACCTCAAGGACCCGAGGGCCATGCTGTACGCCAAGGCGGCCGCCGAGGTGTGCCGGCACATCGCGCCGGACGTGCTCCTCGGTATCGCCTACAGCTACGAGGATCTCGAAGGCGACGACCTCGGCGATGCACCGCGCTCGGTGCGCAACGAGACCGCCAGCCGGACAGTCAACGCCGATGAACTCCGCGCGCGACTAGGCATCGGCGCACCGTCGGCGGCCGCCACACCAGCGGAGCCCGAGCCGGTCGCAGAGCCGGAGCCGACCGCCGAGCCCGAACGGAGCGAGCCGCCCGCGGCCCAGAACGAGGACCAGACGTTTGAGCCCGCCGCCGCGAAGCCGACCACCGCCCAGAACAACCGACTCAACGTCCTGTTCGTTGCCGGCGGTCTGCCCAAGTCGGCCAAGGACAAGAGGCGCCTGGTCACCGAGAAGTTCCTCGACCGGGCCGACTTCACCGAGACTCCGATGACCGCCGACGAGGCCGACAAGATGATCACCGCCCTCGAGCAGATCGACAACGAGGGACCGAACGTCCTCAAAGATGCCATCGCCGCGTTGGTCACCGAGCTGGAAGGCGAGGTCACCAAGTGAGCGGGCGCAGTGAAGACCGGAGCGACGCAGCATTCGAGCGTGACGCGAACCGGTTCGAGCGCAGCGCATCCGACCAGCTGGCAGTGCTCGATCGCCGCCTCGGCAAAGGAGTCGGCGCCAAGCGTGAACGTGCTCGACTCTGGGCGCAGCTGACCCCAACCAAGCGCAAGCAGGTGGCGTCATGAGCACCGCAACCGCAGTCTTCATACCCGCCGCCGTCGCGTGGTGGACCCTTGTTGGCCTTCTCGTCAGGGACGCGATCACCAACTCCACAGCACAGTTCCATGGGATGGGTGGCACCCAATGAGCGCCGCAGACCACAGGCAACGCGCCGAGGAATTGCTCAAGCAGAACATCACCGCCGCCGCGCAGGTGCACGCCCTACTCGCGATCGAGGATCACCTCGCTGCGCTCGTCAAAAACAATGCCGCGATCAACGAGGTTGTCGATCTCCTGGGACCAGAACGCGCATCGCGCGAGTTCCATGAGGCGCAACGGCTTATGGGACTGCGGAAAGCGGGGATGTGATGAGCTACGACGAAGTAGCGGTCCAGCGCGCGCTGCGGGGCGAGCACGTGAAGCTCACTCACCCGGAACGAATCGTCGCGGTTCGCCGGTTGACGGAGCGCGGCTACTCAGCGGACGAGATCAGCGGGGTACTCCGCGTCAGCGAGCGCACCGTGTGCCGGTTGCGCGCCAAGGACTTCGATCCGGCACTGGCCGTCGACGGCCCCGTGGATGCACCGAGCAAGGCCGAGCGCCGCCGGCTCCTCGAAGGCGCGGTCCCCGCCGCGGTCGCGATGGCCAACCATGTCCGCGAGGACGACCCCCGCGTCGTCTGGTCAGAGCTCGGCACGATCACCTCGAACCAGCTGAAGACGCTCGTGGTCACCCTCGCTGCGATGGTCCCCGTCGACGACTACTCGGCGCAGGAGCTACTCGCATGGACCGACCAGCTCGTCGACGGCGAAGCGAGGTCCGCATGAGGACGAGGCATCCCAAAGGCCACGGCACCGAGGCGCGCTACAGGAGGCACCTGCGGAACGGCGAGCAGGCGTGCCAGGCATGCAAAGACGCTGTCGCTGCAGCCGTCGCGGACCGTCGTCGGAACAGGCGAGCGGAGGCGGCATGAGCGACCCAGCCGTTGAAGCGGCACAGCGGGCGATCTGCAAACGCTACGGAGGCCCCGTCTTTCAACCGGGAGAACGTGACCTCAATGTCGCCCGAGAGGCTCTGGCGCCAATCCGCGACTTGCACCGAAAAGTATCCAAGCGCAACGGGTGGAGTGGGCACTACGAGGACGTCTGCCTCCACTGCCAGAACGACAATGTGTGGCCCTGTGACACGGCCCGGCTCATCTACCCGAGTGAGGACCTATGACCACCCGCCACGACGACCTCAAGGCGCAGGCGCAACGGCTACTCACAGCGATCGGCAGCCCGCAATGGAATCCCCTCACAACGGGCGTTGCTGGCGGTGATCACTGGCACATCATCGAGGACGACGAGTCCGTCGCCATGGTCAGCGCCAACGACGGGACAGACGAGGAGCTACGGCAGCCCCGCGCCGAGTTCATCGCTGCGGCACCCGACTTGGTGCGTGACCTGCTCGCCACGATGGAGAAGGTCGACAAGTTCATAAGCGAGCGCGACGAGTGCGTCACCGCGCTGAGGAACTCGACCGACGCCGACGCCGACTACTGGCGATGGCAAGGCCACGCGGAAGCGCGTAGGCAACTCCGCGAGCAGTTGGAGGAGCTATGACCACCCGCCACTACGCCCTGTTCATCCGCGCCGGCCTCGCAGCCATCGCCCTCGGTGCGATCGCGGTCAGCCTCGGGGTGGCCATGGGGATGGAGGACGAGGGATGAGCGCTTGCGATCAGGAGCTTTGCCCGATGTGGGATGGCGAGGGATGCCCCTGCGCGGCATTCGATCTCGACCGCGATGACCTGCCGACTGACGGTGTGTTTACCCGCACCACGCTCTCAGGTGACCACTCGTGAAGCAACCCTCCGACCCGGCCGAGTTCCGCCCCCACCGCCACAGCCGACCACCATCCACCGCCCGACACCCCGGCACCTGCGACGCATGCGGCGAGCCCTGGGTAGTTGGCATCACCGAAGTCCAGCGCGTGCGCGGCCGAGAGCTACATATCGCCTGCGCCGGAAAGGAATAACAATGCCTGATCTTGTTCTGCACGTCCGCATCCCGATGGATTCCGATTGGGATCCCGACTCGCTCGCCACTGACCTCGTCTGGCCGGTCGAGTCTGCCGTAGAGAAAGAGATCGGCGTCGCGCCGACCGGCATCACACATGAGATCGAGGAGTTGTGATGATCGCCTACCTCCAGATGTGCTGGCATCGCTGGGCGTTGCGCCACTGGCAAATCCCCCGGCAGAACGGTGCCCATCCACCTGCTGTCATCTGCGGGTGCGGCGTGGTGTGGGAGGACCCATCATGACGCAGACTGCAGAACACAGGCCCGCTGTTCGTGAGCGAAAGTTCGCGCACGACGATCTCGTCGCCGTCGATCTGTTCTCCGGATTCGGTGGACTCACTCGAGGCATCGAACGCGCCGGGTTCACAACGATCATGGCCGCCAACCACAACCGCTACAAAGTCGAAGTCCACGAAGCGAACCACCCCACCGCCGAGCACTGGATCGCCGACCTCGTCGACCCCACCTCAACGGACTACCACTCCGCCCGCGACCTGCCACCCGGCGACCTCCTCGTCGCCGGCGTCTCCTGCGTCAACCACTCGCAGGCCAACACACAGAAGGCGTACCAACAGGGGGTGTCGCTATTCGACCTCGACGACCCCGACTTCGACGAACGCGTCACCCGATCCGAGCGCGACCGGGCCACCGCAAACTGTGTTCTGCACTATGCGGCGCAACATCATCCACGAATGATCCTTGTCGAGTGCACCACCGAGCTCACGTCGTGGGGCCCGGCCATACCCGGGCGCGCGAAGGTCGGGGACGGCTCGACCTACCGGTGGTGGCTCAACGAGTTCGACAAGCTTGGCTACCGGCACAAGGTGCTGTACCTGAACTCGATGTTCTTCGGTGTCCCCCAGTCCCGCGACCGGCTGTACATCGTGTTCTGGGACCGCAACGTCCCGGCGCCAGACCTGGATCACCGGCCGCCGTCGTGGTGCAGCTCCTGCGACCAGACGGTGGAGGCCGTGTGGTCGTGGAAGACGGGTGTGCCACCTACCGGGTCCGTTCGGTACGGGAAGCAGTACAACTACAGGTGCCCTCGGTGCCGAGCCGAAGTGGTTCCACCGCAGACGCCCTCGCTCGCAGCGCTCGACCTATCTGACCTCGGTACCCGGATCGGGGACCGCAAGAAGCCGCTCGCCGCCGCCACCATGGCCCGGGCCGAACGATGCCGGCAGAGGTTCGCCGAGTTCCCCGCTGTGCTTCTACCCGCGAAGGCCACCCGGGGCTCAGAGCGTCATCCGTGGCAGCCGCTGGCCACCCAGACCAGCCAACAAGAGACAGCACTGTTGTCAACCGGCTCCGTGCTCGTCGCCCACCGACACAACGGCGACGGGAAACACCTCACCCAACCGATGGACACGGTCACCAGCACCCACGAGAAAGCGATCCTGCTCGCCGTCAACAACTTCCAAGGCGCACCGCGAGGTGTCGACGAGTCGCTGCCCACGCAAGGTGGGTCAGAGACGCTCGGCCTGCTGTCATCTGGTGTGCTGCCGTTTCGGCAGAACACCGTCCCCACCACCCACGCCGAAGCAATGCCCACCGTCACCGCCGACCAGATACCCGGACTGCTCACGGCCGCCGGCACAGTGCAGTTCCGTCAGGGCAGCGACCGCCGGGTGTCAGGTGTGGACCAACCACTGAAGACCGTCGTCGCGGACGGCGCTGGCCATGGCCTTCTGTTCTCCGGTTGGTACAAGCAGAACGGGTCCTCCGGGACCGAGACCGCACCGCATCCACTCGCGGACCCGTTCGGGACACTCACCTCCCGCGACACCACCGCGCTGCTTGCGGCCGAATGGCAGCGGTCCCTGTCCGAACTCGCGCTCGAGGACTGCTACTTCCGGATGATGGCCGCCCACGAAGTCGGCCGCGGTTGTGGGTTCGACGTTGACTTCGCCGGCGAACAAGGCACCTTCATCGTCTGGGGTAGCGCTCGCAATCAGGTCGACGGCTTCGGTAACGCCGTCTCACCCCAGGTTGGCGAGTGGATCGGGCGACGGCTCCGGGCCGCACTCCACAGTGAGCCGGTGGCAGCATGACGACACCAAAGACGGCCGTCATCGTGGACGTGGACGGCACCTTGTGCGACGTCTCGTCCGCGCTGCACCACATCACCACCCCCGGTGTCACGAAGAACTTCGACGCATTCCACCAGGCTGCCGCGCAATGCCCACCCACCGACTGGGTGCTCGACTGGTGCGAGGATCAGCGAGCCGCCGGCCACACGCTCGTCATCGTCACAGGCCGGATGTACCGGCACGACGTCTCCACGCAAGAGTGGCTAATGAAGTATCTGCCCCACAACGACTTCTACGGCCCGTTCATGCGAGGCGACGACGACACTCGACCCGACACCGAAGTAAAGCGGGACATCCACGCGCTCCTCACGAGCCCGGATTACTACAACTTCGACATCGTCGCCGCGATCGACGACCGGCCCAGCGTCATCGCGTTGTGGCGGTCGCTCGGCATCCCCACTACCGCGGTGTACCGCGAGGACTGGGTCACCGCGGGAGAGGTCTACGACAGCGGTGATGTCGCATGAGCATCGTCGGATTCAAGGCCCAGAACCACCCCCAGCAGACCGGCAAGCGGGGCGCGAAGGATGCGGTCGACGACCGAGGTACCGATCCTGCCGAGTTCGCGAAGATCGACGCCGAGTTCGGACCCTTCACACTCGATGTCGCTGCGTCTGCCGTCAACACCAAATGCGAGCGGTTCTTCTCGATCGACGACGATGGCCTGGCACAGTCATGGGCAGGCGAACGAGTCTGGTGCAACCCGCCATACTCCAACATCGGCGCGTGGGTACAGAAGGCATGGGCTGAACGCGAAGGCACCCACGGCATCGTAATGCTGTTGCCCGCCAATCGATGCGAGCAGAAGTGGTGGCAGGAACACGTCGAGCCATACCGCGATCGAGACCCAGAGTTCCGGGTCCGATTCCTGCCAGGTCGAATGCGGTTCATCAAGGCAGGCAGTACGTCTGTTGGCCCGAACGAGCGGCCGCCGTTCGGTTGCTGCCTTCTGATTTGGCCGGACAACTGGCGCGCTCGGATGCGTCGAGAGGGACGGATCTGATGCCTCAACGAATCCAACGGAAGCGCACCAAAGGCTGGCGGATGCCAGAGCGCGCTGTTTATGTGGGCCGTGGGTCCACTTGGGGCAACCCGTGGCGCGTCGGCACTCGACTGATGACCGAGGCGGATCAGCCAGATGGCACCGCCTACTGCCGCGAGTTCGAACTGACATCCGAGATGGCCGTCGCGTTCTACCGAGCGGCGTTCTCGCCTGACTTACCGAAGATCACCGAGCAGCTGCGCGGCCGCGACCTCGCGTGCTGGTGCCCCCTTGACCAGCCGTGCCACGCCGACGTTCTGCTTGAACTCGCGAACGGCGGTGCAACATGACCTACCTCGCGTTCCAGAACAGAGACTCGACCGGTGCGTGGGTAGACACCTTCGACATCACAATCTCGTGCGTCGGCGCGTGCGGCCGCCACGTCGAGCAGACGAACATCAGCGCGGCCGATCTAGGTGAGGCGCTCGCGACAGCCCGGGCCCGCCTCGTGCCCGAGGGCTGGGAGAGCGACGGCGCAGGCAGCGACAAGTGCCGCGCCTGCCTCCTCGATGCCGCTGGCTGGCAATCGCAGCCGGGACCGAACGCCATGGCGCGGTTCTCAAACGAGAGGACTGGTACCTGATCGTGTCCGAGAAGGACCCCCGTCCGTTCATCAAAGTCACCACCGACTTTGTGCGGAATCCGAAGGTGCTTGCGATGCCGATGTCGGCTCGCTGGGCGCTCCTGGATCTGTGGTCACACTGCGCTGACTTCAAGACAGACGGTGTCGTGGACGCCCGGACCTTCAACAAAATCGTTCCGTATCGCGTGCGAAATGAACTGATTCTGCACGGATTCTGCACTCACGATGTCGTGAAAAAAGAGTTCATTTTGCACGACTATTTGAAGCACCAAACGTCGGCCGCCGAGCAAGCCGAAGCCATCGAAAAGGCCAGGGCAGCAGGCAAAAGAGGCGGCCAGGTGCGGGCTGTGAACGCCGGTCAGAAGCTCAAGCGTCCGCTTAGCGATGGGATCAAGCGAAACCCAAGCCAAGAAGAAGTAGAAGAAGAAAAGAGAACTACTGGTCACCTACCTGAGGCATCTCACCTAAGTAACGCGACCGCCGGCGAGCCGCAGAACGAACGCCCCACCGGTCCCGCCATCAAGCCCGACGCCGCCCGCATGGTCCGCGACATCATCCCCCGCAACCAGCCCGCAGCCGTCAAGACCGCACTCCGCATCAAGGCCAGCGAGCTCCTCGTTGGAGGTACCGAACCCCAGATCGTCGAACAGGCACTCCACGAGTGGATGACACGCACCGACGTTGGCCCCGGAATCCTTCCCTCGCTCGTCAGCGGGCTCCTCAAGGCTCAAGACCCCCGAGCCGCCCCCAAACGAGCTCTCACGAAGTCTGAGCGCCAATTCGTCGAACTCGAACTCATGAAAGACAACCCCGACCCCGTCGCCCTCCGGCAACTCGGCATCGACCCCATACCCACCACCAACCTGCGAGCGATCAATGGAGGCGTCCAGTGAACCGCGACGACATCATCGAACTGCTCCAGGTCATCCAGTCTTACGACAACCGCGACATCGGCCAGACCGCCATCGCAGCCTGGTACGAAACCGCACAGCGAGGCCGCTGGACCAAAGCCGCCGCACTCGAAGCCGTGCACACCCACTTCACCAATTCCACCGCCTGGCTCATGCCCGGGCACGTCACCACGATGGTCCGGGCCGCGATGCGCCAGCCCGCACCGGCCGCCGAAGTACTCGCACTCAACAAGCCGATCGCCAGCGACGAGGTCCGTCGCAAGGCCATGGCCGACATCGCCAAACTCGCTGAGAGCAAGAGGATCTAAGAATGAGCATCCCCACCCATGAAGTCGCCCCACTCGACGTAGCGCCCCTCGACGAAGGGCCGCAGTGCGAGTGCGTCTGCCACACCGCGGGCCGGCCGGCGGCCACCCTTCGCATCCGCTATCACGCACAGCGCGACAACGACCTGTACGCCTGTGACAACGTCGGCGCGCTGCTGTGTGGCGAGTGCTTCGAAACGCTCCGGCAGTCGATCGAACGCCATTCTCTCCACGGCCTGCCGACACGGACACCAATGCGGTGGCTGCGGCAAGCAACTCCGGCAGCTCGGCGACATCATCCTGGCGGTGATCTCGCTATGACGATCATCATCCCGCTGCCATATGAGAAGCCGCCGCTCTCTGAGAATCAGCGACTGCACTGGGCCAAGAAGGCAAGCGTCGTCCGCGAAGTCCGCAACACTGCAAGGCTGCTCGCCGTACTGCACCAGGTGCCGCGCAACTGCGATCACGTCACGGTGAGCCTGCACTGGGCACCAGCGCGTAACGGACGCCGAGATGCCGAGAACCCGGTGCCCACCCTCAAGGCGCTATGCGACGGCATCTGTGACGCAGGGGTTGTCGGCGACGACGTCCCCGCTCAGATGACCAAGTTGATGCCAGTAATCCATCCGAAGTCGACCACCGGGAAAGGCCAACTGTGGCTGGAAATCGAAGTGACGCAGTGACCCAGCAGCAGTCGAACGCCGACGATCTCACCGTCACCCGGGCCGAGCTCGACTACCTCAAAGCGAAGCTCGACGAGGTCACCGACCTCGAACGCAGGATGGCCATCGCCCTCACCGACGGGCAATCCCGCACCAGCGACAACGGTCTCGGTATCCGCCGGCCCCAGCCCGGGCCGCGCGAACCGTACGGCCTCCACGTCGAGGTACTCCTCGACGAACTGCAGAACGAGCTGACCACCGCCGTGCGCCACATCTGCGAAGTACGCGGGCTGAGCTACCAAGGCAGCGCATACCCAAGCGCGTTGGCCAAGTGGCTCATTCGTTACCGCATCGCCATCGCAGTCATGGAAGACGGCGCTGAGATCTTCAAGAGGCTGTGCCGCATCGTCGACCGATGCGCGCGATCCATGAACACGACCGAACGCGAATACACCATTGACGAAGCCATGGTGCAAGAAGCGAACCGGCAGATCGTCACCGTCGCCACCGTCGAGAAGCTGGCCCACAAACTCGACAAGGTTGGGAAGGGATTGAACGCCAGGCGAATGCGAACCTTATGCAAGCAAGCAGGTCTCACTCATGTCTCCGAGGACCCGGACACCGGCACGAGGTTCTATCGGCTCGGTGACGTGCTCGACGCGCACAAGAGACACGCCCAACGCAACCGTGCTTGACAGATCTGGTCTTACGTCAGGGGTCTGGGGTACGCTATCGCTGTCGGCCGCCCTGGGTTCACCAGCGAGCGGCCATTGTCATCTTCACCGCAGCGCGTCACCCCCGGGCTTTCTTGCCTTTCGACGGACAAGCGCACCCCATGACCCACCCTCTGGCGAGGGTGTTGCTGCGCGCTGCGGTGCAGGACTTGGCCCGCCGCTTCCCCCGAGCATCGGCACCCCAGAGTGCGGGCGGGCCAACCTACTTCGATGGAGGTCGACGTGAGTGCAGTCCTCGAACCCCTGGGCGACTGCGGTGACGTGGTCGCCAGCCTGTGGCCAGTAACCATCGCGCCCCGGCTGGTGCGCGAGGCGACCGAAACTGCCCTCGGTGTGATCGGCAGTGCACTCGGTGTCGACCTCACCGCCATCTACCGGCAGCTTGACGAGACCATCGATCCCGCCGTCTACACCGCGACAGCGGTTGGCGCACATGCCTGACCGGGCCGACCGAACCGGCCCCGGCCGGTGGACCAACGTCCGCACACCAGCAGCCGGCGTGCTCTGGACCAACGACACCACCGCGGTCGGGTTCGAACCCGTACCGGTCCCAGACAACGAACCACAGCTCGTGCTCGACGCCATCGCAGCCGCGACCGGCACACCCACCGAGGTGTTCGACGCACTGGCCGAGGACATCGGGATGCGTATCACTGAGGGTGAACTCGACCGATGGACAGCCAGACCAGGACGACGCGGGTGACCATCCCCGCTGCCGACCCACAACACCAGTGGGGCCTGCTCATCGCGGGCATCAGCGCTGCCGTTGGTGAGGGGTCAGCTGACGCCAGCCAGATCGCCGCACTCCGACGCCACGTCCTCCCCCGGATCGAAAAGGTGCAGCGGCTCAACCGCGTTGGCAACACCGCGGTGATGGAGACCACCATCGACGAAGCACGGACACACTTCACCCGCGTGATGGGGGAACACTGGCAGCCAGACCCCAACGGCCAGGTGGCTCGAGCCCTGCGATCGCGTGGTGTCGATCCGAGCACCATCACGGGCTGATGGCCAGCACCAAGACCACAACCCAGAAGGGTCTTGGCTACGACCACCAACGCCAGGCAGCCAGACTCAAGCGAGGGCACGTTGACGGCACACCGTGCTGGTGGTGCAACCGGCCGATGTACCTCGAGGCCGAACGCAATTGGGACGGCGAGGTACTCGCAGCCGACCACACCCACACACGCGCCACAGGCGGCACCAAAGCCGACCGACTCCTCCACGGCCGCTGCAACAAACAGCGCGGCGACGGCAGCCGAGACCACCTACGACCAGCCATCACCGGCGATAGCCCAACCACCCCCACCAAGACGCCTGCGGGCCGCCTGGTGGGGCACACAGCCATGAACTGGCCGTGGTCCACCGTCTGACCCACCCCACCCCCGAAAAATATCCGAGGGGGTGGGGGGCCTGACTCCCTACGGGGCAGTCAGCTGATCTATCTATCGCATTTTTTTCGTTTCCGAAGGGGGGCGCCGTGGCAACGAACCGCTCCCACCTCCGCGGTGTGGCCCCTGACGAGGCCCCTCCGCCGCCTCCCCCCGTGCCGTTGACGTTGTCCCAGGCGGTTGAAAAGGGCGACTACCTGGAGATTCTTCGTGCTCAGCGCCGGGAGATCGTGACCTCGCTTCCCGACGAGCGTGGACCTGCGAAGGCTGCGCTGCATCGACAGTTGGCGATGATCTCGAAAGAGATCCAGGCGCTGGAGGCGAAGCAGGCTCAGGCGGCCGAGGAGGACGCCGAGGGTGTCGTCGTCGAAGACGAAGCCTGGGACGCCGAAGCTCTCTGAGGTAGCCCGAAAGGTCGCCGCGCCCACGGGGATCGTGTCGACGATGTGGCCGGCGGTGGAACACACCTGCCGGACGAAACTCGGTCTCACCTTCGACCTGTGGCAGAACCAGGCCGGCCGTCTCGCGCTCGCAAAGCGCGCTGACGGGACGATGGCGGCGACGATCGACGGTGTCGGTATGTCGATCTGTCGGCAGGCGGGCAAGACGCACTGGATGACGGGGCTGATCTTCGGACTCAGCATCAATCGTCCTGGCACATTGACGGTCTGGTCGGCGCATCACGCACGGACGCACGGCGAGACTTTCCTGTCGATGCTGGCGTTCGCTGAGCGGTTGCGAGTGGCGCCGTACATCGAGCAGACGTTCACCGGATCGGGCACCGAGGAGATTCGGTTCCGCAACGGGTCGCGAATCTTGTTCGGCGCGCGTGAGCGGGGTTTCGGTCGCGGCATCCCGGGCGTCGACATCATCGTCGCTGACGAAGCGCAGATCATGTCCGAGAACGCGGTTGACGCGATGACGGCGACGATGAACACGTCGAAGTTCGGCCTGGCGTTCTACATCGGTACCCCGCCGAAGCCTGACGATCCATCCGAGGCGTTCACGCGGATGCGGACCGCGGCGTGGGCGGGAGCTCTCACCGACGGTGTGTGGATCGAGTTCGGCGTCGAGCCCGGGGTGAATCCAGACTCTCCTGAGACCTGGAAAGCGGCGAACCCGTCGTTTCCGCATCGCACACCGCGTGAGTCGATGCTCCGGCTGAAACGCAAGCTCAGTCCGGAATCGTTTCTGCGCGAGGGCTTGGGCATCTGGGTGGAAGAGGCCGCCGACGAGGTGGTGTTCGACCTCGACAGATTCGGCGACCTGGTCAATCTGGAGCCCAAGCTCACGGGATCCATCGCACTGGCTGTGGACCGGTCGCTCGACGGGTCGACCTGGGCGCTCGGCTCGGCGCAAGCAACGACCGAAGGTCGAACGCATGTCGAGATCGGGTACTTCGGCCGAGCCACCCTCGACGCGATGGTCGCGATGATCGTCCAAGTGGTGGCCGCATGGGACCCGATCGTCCTCGTCATCGACCGCAAGTCTGGTGCGAATGTCCTGCAGCAGTTGCTGATCAACCAGGGCATCGAGCCAGAGATCACCAACGCGCCCCAGATGGCTTCGGCCTGCCTGGGATTCGAGGACGATGCGGAAGCCGAGCAGCTGTCGCACACCGGCCAAGAGTGCATTGTCGACGCGCTCCGGACGGCTGAGAAGCGGTACATGCCGCAAGGCGACTTCGCCTGGGACAAGAAGGTTGGCCCCGAAGCAGTCCCGCTGACCACCATGAGCCTGGCCCGTTGGGGGCTACTGACGTTCGGGATCGGCCCGAAGCAAGGCCCAGTCGCATCACCCGCATTCTCCGAGTCCTCGGAGCCCGATTCAACCGACAGCTTCGACGTTTTCGAGGCTGCGTTCTAGTCCGATGGGAGGTGCCTGATGGCTGAAACGAAGACCGCATCTCCGACCTACGAGACCGGCTACGTCACAGGCACCGTCTCGGACGGCTGGGCGCAGTGGGACCCCTTCGAACAGGTCCCGGAACTACAGTGGCCCGCCAGCGTGAAGGTGTTTGCGCGGATGGAGCGCGAAGACGGCCGTGTATCGAGCGTCTTGCAGGCCATTGGCTTGCCGATCCAGCGCACGCCGTGGCGGGTGGCCCCGAATGGAGCACCCGACGAGGTGGTCGAGTTCGTGGCCAACAACCTCGCGCTGCCCATCCAGGGCCAAGACCCGAGCGCCTCCCTCCCTCGGTCTCGCGGTCGGTTCACGTGGGCAAGTCATCTGCCCCAGGCACTCTCGATGCTGCCTTACGGCCACGCCGTGTTTGAGCAGGTCTACTACTTGGGTGACGACGGCCGTCTGTGGATCCGCAAGCTGGCCCCGCGGCCGCAGCGCACAATCTCGAAGTGGAATGTCGCCCTCGACGGTGGGCTGATCTCGATCGAGCAGATGGCACCAGCCTCGACGGCCAAGGTCGTCTACGGACCGAAGCCGCTGTCGATCCCGATCAACCGCCTGGTCGTTTATGCGCGCGACATGGAACCCGGGCAGTGGGTTGGTAAGTCGCTACTCCGGCCGTCCTACAAGCACTGGCTCCTGAAGGACGAGTTGATGCGCATCGAGGCGGCCGGCGCTCGCCGCAATGCCATCGGCTTGGCCGTCGGCACCGCTGCAAACCCCGATGATCCCGAAGAGGTCAGGGAGATGCAGAAGCTGGCGTCGAGCACCCGCGCCGGCATGAACTCCGGCGTCGGCCTGGCCAATGGGCAGACGCTCGAGCTGAAAGGCGTGCAGGGCAACCTGCCGGACATTCGCGCCGCAATCGAGTACCACGACAAACAGATCGCCCTCGCCGGGCTGGCGCACTTCCTGAACCTGGACAGCAGGGGCGGAAGCCATGCACTCGCCACCGTCCAAGAGTCCACGTTCACGCAGTCGACCCAGTCTGTCGGTGAGGCAATTGCCAACATCGGCACGGCTCACATCGTCGAGGATCTCGTCGACCTCAATTTTGGGCCTGACGTGAACGCGCCGCGGATCGTGTTTGACGAGATCGGCTCTCGTCAGGAGACGACTGCGGCTGGGCTAAAGATGCTCGTCGACGCTGGGCTCCTATCCCCCGACATTTACCTCGAGCAGACGGTCCGCCAACAGCTTGGCTACCCCTTCAAGAAGGCTGCGGACGACCCGGAGCCTTCGTCGGACAAGCCGATCGAGCCGGCACAGGTGGGCATCAGGATGACGCCTGCGACGCGGAGACAAGGGACGCTGTTTTGACCGCCCCGCAGGTCCAGAACACGCCGGTCCTGGCAACCGTCAAGGGCGTCGAGATCGCGTCGGTCGGCTACTGGAACATCAGCAACGCCACCGACTGGCATCCGAGCGCCGAAGACCTGGCAGCGGCCGTCGCCGCAGTTGACTCGTGCCCGGCAGTTCGCCGGCCGTGCCTCAAGTTTGGCCACACCGGTGAGCCTGGCGAGGGTGACCCGTCGATCGGGCTGGTCGACAACATGCGGCTCGATGACAACGGTCAGACCCTGATCGGTGACTACGTCGGCATCCCCGCATGGCTCGCCGAGCAGGACGACGAAGGTCGATCGGTCATCGCGTCGGCCTACCCCAACCTCTCCGGCGAGTTTGAGCACAACTACGTCTGCCAGCTCGGCCACACCCACCCCTTCGTGGTCCACGCCGTCGCGCTCCTGGGCGTAGTGCGGCCCGGAATCGGAACGCTCGAAAGCCTTTACGACCTCTTCGCGAAGGCGCCCCAGACAGAGGAGACCCTCATGGCGAAAGCCGAACTGGCATCCACGTCCGTCGACCAGGTGCGCAAGGCCTACTACAACGGGCCCGGCACTGATTGGCATCTGTGGATCCGCGAAATGTACGTCGACCCACCTGAGCTCATCGTCCAGAACGACGCCGACGACTCGATCGAACGTATCCCGTACACCGTCAGCGGTGAGGGTGACGTCGAGTTCGGTGACGGCCAGGTCGTAAAGGTCGAGTACGTCGCCGCTCGCGCGAAGGCCGAAAAGCCCATGGTGGCGTTCGCATCCCGCGCTGAGGCCCGGCCCGGCACCAAGCCCCCCTCCGCCGCCGAGGCGGAGGCCAAAGAGAAGGAGGGCGCCATGCCCACCCTGAAAGAAGGCCTCGCGCAGCGCCTCGGCATCCCGGCCGATGCAGATGACGAGACCACCCTCGCCGCCATCGATGCGCTCACGGGCGACACGACCGGCGCCACCGACACCGACGCACCTGCCGGTGACACGACCAGCACCGATACCCCGGCTGCTGAGCTACAGGCAGCCAGCACGCGCACCGAGGTCGTTACCGTCGACCGCGCCCAGTGGGAACAGACCGTTGCTGCAGCCGCAGAAGGTCAGCAGGCCCGCGCCCAACAGATCGCCGACGCCGACGAAGCACTCGTTTCCGCCGCGATCAATGACGGCAAGATCCCGCCGGCTCGCAAAAAGCACTGGCTCGCCTCGTTGAAGGCTGACCGCCAAGGTGCCACCGAGACCCTGAACTCCCTGGAGAAGGGCCTCATCCCGATGGCCGAGATGGGCCACGCCACCGAACCTACCGACGACGGCGTCGAGACGAACGCCGCATACAAGAACTGGAGCTTCTGACATGGCCGGAGCAGTACAGGTAACCCAGGGCGGGCCAAAGGCATTCACGCCCACCGAGGTCATTCTCGGTGGGCAGCTCGTCGAGGCGCGCGCCGCAGGACGCATCGGAGTTGCCGCCGCAGGCAGCCTCAAGGTTCTCGGCGTCGCAATCACCGACGGCCAGAGCCCCGACACCGCACAAGGCGGGGTGACGACCGATTCGATCGGCCGCCCAGTCGTCAATGCGATCCAGATCCCCACACGGGTCTCGGTTGCTTACGCCGGCACCGAGGTGAAGGTGACGTACTCCGGCGCCGCGGCGTTCGGCGACAAGCTGGTCGCCACCGCGAACGGCAAGGTGGCGCCCGCCGGCGCGACACCCGACGCCCGCACCATCGTCGGTATCTGCACCGAACCCGCTGGAGTCGCGGCGAACGCCGTCGGCCTGATCCGGATCGCCTGAGATCCACTCACACAAGGAGTTTTGACCCATGCCACAACGCACCGTAGTGAGTGTGAACGACGGAGGCGCGATCACGGTTTCCGACTTCGTCGCCAACCCACTGTTCATACCCACGAAGCTCAAAGAGCTCTTGGTCAACCAGTTCATCGCCGAGGGCCTGTTCCGCAACGCCGGCGCGAACCCGACCGGCATTTTCGCCTACCACGAAGGCGACTCGTCTTTCCTGGTCGACGACATCGACGACCTCGCTGAGTTCGACGAGATCCCGATCAGCGCCGCTGCTCGCGGAATCCCCAAGATCGCGTTCGGCAACAAGCGCGGCAAGGGCATTCGTGTCACCTACGACATGATCCGCAAGAACCAGGTCGGTGAGGTGAACCGCCAGATCACCGCGCTGAAGAACACCTTCATCCGCGCCAACGACCGTGCAGCACGTCTCGTGCTGCAGTCGCCCGCCGTCCCGACCATGCCTGCCGGTACGGCCTGGGACAACGGCGGAAATCCCCGCACCGACATCGTCAAGGCGATCGAAGAGATCAGCACCGCCGCACCGTCGGAGGCCGACGGCGGGTCGGTCGACGAGCACTATGGTTTCGAGCCGAACACGATCGTCTTGCATCCCGGCCTGCTCGCGACTCTGATGGACAACGATGAGATCCTGAAGGTCTACCAGGGCAACATCGCCGATCAGAACATCGCCTACACCGGCGCCCTGCCCGGTCAGATCTACGGGCTCAGCGTCATTCAGTCGCGGGCCTTCCCGATCGACAAGGCACTCGTCCTCGAGCGCGGGACCATCGGCTTCTACGGCGACGCACGGCCGCTGCAGTTCACCGAGCTCTACCCGGAGGGCAACGGCCCCAACGGCGGACCCCGCGAGACGTGGCGTTCGGATGCCACCCAGGAACGCAGCATCGGCCTCGACCAGCCGAAGGCGGGCCTCTGGCTGACAGGGCTGGTGACCCCATGACCGACTACATCCTGACCGCAACGCGGTTCGACGAGGTCCTGGAGCGCAACGAGAAGGGCCGCCCCATCAAGGTGATCAAGCATCGCCGAGGCGCAGTTCTCACCGGTCTCGACGACAGCGAGGTGGCCCGCCTGACCAAGGCTGGCGCGATCGCTCCCGTTGATACATCGGCAGACTCCGAGGCCCCCGACCTCGAGCCGCAGAACCCGCCGAGTGGCGACGTCGACTCGTTCGGTCTTGAACTGCCGAAGAAGGCCGGGACCGCCAAGGCGTGGGAGGACTACGCGGTGGCACTGTTCGAGAAGTCCGAGGGCAAGGCCGGTCTCAATCGCGAGGACGCCGAACAGGCGACCAAGCAGCAACTCATCGAACTGTTCTCGTGAGTGCCGGAGAGGGGGCGTTCGCGACGAAGGAAGAACTCGCGTCAGCGTGGCGTCCCCTCTCTGACACCGAAGCGGTGTGGGCCGACCAACTCCTCGCCGCGGCAGCCACACGAATCCGGGACCGTTGGCGCGAAGCGTTCGGGACCGAGATCGACGAGAGCCACCCCGGCGCCAGGACCATCTCGATCGCGGTGGTTAAGGAAGTCCTCGACGCCGAAGACCGCGGGATGCTGAACTTCAAATCGTTCAAGACCGTCGTCGGCGACTGGGAAGAAGGCGGCAGCTTGGTCAACCCGGGCGGCACACTCGAGTTCACCGACTGGCATTGGTCGCTACTCGGCATCCGCACGAAAGCTCTGCCGCAGTACCACTTCCAGGACAACGACTACTGATGATCCCGCTGTCCCGGCTACCGCACCGCCTGTCATTCCGTCCGTATCGCGGAGACGGAAACCGCGGCAAGGTCTACGGCGAACCCGTGCCGGACGTTCCGGCCCGAGTCGAAATGCAGGTCAAACTGGTCCGCGACCAGCAAGGCAAAGAGGTCGTGTCCAGCGCGACCATCTACTTTCAGCCCATCCTCGCGCCCGCGCTGGGCGACGAGGTGACGTTGCCTGACGGCGTCAAGCGCCAGGTGATCGCCCGCCACGACAATGCGGGCCGACGTCGCACCGAACTCATCACGGTCCACGTCTAACCCCCACACGTCAGCTGACCCCCGGTGACCGCCGCGCCCCCGCTGCGGTGGGCCTCCCGCCTGGGGTCAGCTGGCCCACCACTCTCTTTCCCTCCAAGGAGTTGTCATGCGCGTGCACCACAAGAACCCGACGTTCACCGGATCGGTCGTCGCCGCCACCACGCGGTTCGAGTTCAAGTCGGGAGTCGCCGAGGTCGAAGACCTTTCGGCCTCGAAGCTGGCAATCCTCGCCGCGCGAGGCTGGCACGTCGCCGACGACGATTCTGCCGAAGGGTCCGCCTCGGCCATGACGGAACTGGCGAACCCAAAGGGTAAGCCGAAGCGCGACTTCGAGATCGGCGAGAAGGTTGCGCCGGAGGACATGGAGAAGCCTGAACCGGAGATCGGCTGATTCATGGCTGACGTCGAGGATCGCAGCGACGAACTACTCGCGGCCCTTGAGGCGGGTATCGCGGAAGGCCTCCAGGCGGCCGGAGATCTGATCCTCACCGAATCGAACCTCGACTCCCCCACCCTGGCCGGCGACCTCGACAGCACCGGATCTGTGGTCGTGGACGGTACCGAGGTCGGCATTGGATACGACAGCGAGTACGCCCGCAAGCAACACGAGAACACCTGGTACCAGCACCCGCAGGGTGACAAGCCGAAGTTCCTCGAGAATGCCCTGACCAACAAGGCTGACGCCGCGCTCGACGTGCTGTCGACATCGATCGGTGAGGCGCTCGGCGGATGACCATCCGAGTCTCCGACGTGCTGCAGTCGCTGGCCCAGCACATGGCGGACCTCGACGTCGCGATCTACGAATCCGACCCGACCGTCCCCTACCCGTCGGACCCAGAGCTTCCGGCCGCTGTTATTGGCGACTTCCCCCAGTCCCCGATCCGGGCGGTCGGGATCTTCCACTACGGCACCAACCCGAACATCTTCACTGTCGCAACAACCCCCTTGCTGCGCGTGCAACTGGCGTGGCGATCGGACTCAACCGACCCGCTCGACGTGATGAACATGTCTGAGAACGGATTTCGGAAGTTGCACACCCTGACTCCCGGTCCGTGGCCGGGTGGCGTTCATCCGATTTGGATGCTGCGCACCATCACGAACAAACCCGATCGAGACGACAGCGATCGGTGGATTCAAGCGGATTCATACGACATCCAGCTCAACCCAGGAGAATAGAAAATGCCTACACTCACCCCGCCCGATGGTTCGGGCCTCGCAGTCATCCCAGCCGGCCGGTATGGGGTGCAGGTCAACATCGGCACAGCGGTCGCACCCATCTGGGTTTTCGTCAACGGCCTGACCAACTTCGAGCCGAAGTTCGACCCCAAACTCGAAGACGACTCCGACATCACCTCCGACGGGTGGGAGTCGCAGGCCGTCGCCGGCAACGCCTTCTCCATCGACTTCGAGGGCCTGGTCAAGGGCGTCGACGAGGGCTCGACCTTCACCGCCGACCCCGGTATGCAGTTCCTCGTCGCCGCCTCGCAAGAGACCGGCTCGGATGCCCACGTGCACCTGCGCTACTGGCGGACAGACGAACTCGACGAGGCGTTCGAGTTGCACGCCGCAGTCAAGGCCTCCCTCAAGGGCGGCAAGCCGAACGAACTGCAGAAGTTCTCGGGCAACCTGACCGGTCGCGGCAAGCCCAAGTCGATCACCAAGCCCGGCGCGAACCTGGCCCTGCACTACGGCTTCGGAACAACTGCATCGGTTCTGACCGTGGATGGCCAGGCGACCTCGTCCATTCCGGTCAGCTCGAACGCTGCTGCGATCAAGACCGCTCTCGAAGCTCTGTCGACCGTCGATCTGGCGACCGTCACCGGTGCCGCACCGGACTTCTCGATCACCCTCGCGCCGATCCCCACCACCACCTCGGCAACCGGCACCGGCGGCACCGTCACCTTCGCTGCCGCATAGCTAGACCCCCGGTTGCAGGAGGCCGCAACCGGGGCACACACCCCACTTCAGGAGGCGAATCATGGGGTTCCAAGATCTATCCGAGTTCTTCACACCGGGACTGACGCTACCGATCCGCGGCAAGGAGTATCACATCCCCGAGGCGCCAGCCGCCGACGGCTTGCGACTGATGCAGCTCGTCGCAGCGAACGGGCTCGACGGAAACACCGAGACCCGAGAGGCATTGAAACTGCTCGGGGCGACATGGGTGGTCGAGGACGAGGAACTACCCGTCTTCGACCCCGAGACTGGCCTGCAGGCCATCGACGACGACGGCAACTCCGTGACCCGGACTGTCGCGATGGGCCGGTGGGCTGGCGGCCTGTACGACGAGATGTCGGCCGACGGCCTGTCGATGGACGAAATTATCCACGCCGGAATCACCGCGCTGGTGAAGACCGCTCAGGGCCTTGCTGAGGCTGAGAAGTTCTGGAACGAACGCGGTATCGCGGCCAAGGCGGTCGCGTCGGGAAACCCGGTGCCCCCATCAATGGGGGCGAACAGGGCGCAGAAGCGGGCGGCAGCAAAGGCGCCGACCAAGAAGACGGCAGCGAAGAAGGCGACGCGGAAGTCCTCGTCCCGTGCAAGTACGGCGGCTTCTACGACCCGCGGCCGGGCGCGTACGGCGAAGACGACCCCGGCGGCACCGACTACAACCCGCTGACCGGCACCCGCGACCACTACTTCCCGCAAGAGCTCGCCCCGAAATACGGTGGCAAACCGGCGATTCCAACGGACAAGCCGCTCATCACATGGGTGGACATCCTCGAGCGATGGATCGCCGTCGAGCTCGATCTGCACGAGTTCTTCGGCATCGACGTCGAATCCGGCGTGCTCCACGACCGGACATGGCGATGGCTCGCCCTTCGCATTCGCGACCTCATTGACCGCCCCACCTCACGGCTGGGTTCTGCGGTCCGACCCCAGGATAGGAGGCGGTAAGTGGCTGGTCTGATCGTTGGTCGCATCACCGCACAGCTGGGGCTCGATGACACCGGGTTCGCTTCTGGTGTTCGCCGTGCGGGTTCGTCGATGCAGCAGCTGGGTCAGCAGACTCGGCAGTCTGAGCAGGCGATCGCGTCGGCCATGCGTGGGTCGGTGTCTGAGGTCGATCGGTACGCGGCGAAAGTTGCTCAGGCCCGGGCCAATCAGGCGGCAGCAGCGGCGCGGGCCGAGAAGGCAGAGCGCCAACTCCAAGCCGCGCAGAATGCGGGGAACGCCAACAAGGCGGCGGACGCTGAACTGCGTCTCGCTCAGGCGCGTGCGCGGCTGACGACCGCGTCGATCGCAACGCAGGAGGCGGCCGCCGGGCTCGCCGAGGCCAACAACCAGGCCGCAGAGTCTTCTGATGGTGCGTCCGAGTCGATCACCAACATGGGTGACTCGTCGGACACCACCGCTGGAAAACTCGCCGCGATGGCGGCCGGTGCCATCGGTGCTGGCGCCGCCATGTCGAAGATCCTCACTGTCGGCATGGACTTCACCACAAGCCTGAACACGATGCAGGCCGTGTCGGGCGCGACGTCGGCTCAGATGAAGGATGTATCTGCCGCAGCCAAGGCGCTCGGCGGTGACATCACACTGCCTGGCACCTCGGCGAACAACGCCGCGGCGGCGATGACCGAACTCGCCAAGGGTGGATTCTCAGTCCAACAGTCAATGGATGCCGCGAAGGGCACCTTGCAGCTCGCAGCCGCAGCCCAGATCGAGGCCGGCGACGCGGCGACGATTCAGTCGCAGGCACTGCAGGCGTTCGGTCAGAACGCCACGTTCGCCAGCGAAGCCGCCGACATCCTCTCGAATGCCTCGAACGCCTCGTCGGCTGAGATCACCGATGTCGCAGCGGCTTTGCAGCAGGCTGGCACGGTAGCCGCCGGGTTCGGTGTCAGCATGGCCGACACCGCCACGATGATCGGCCTGTTCGCCAACGCCGGTATCACCGGTTCGGACGCTGGCACGCTACTCAAAACGTCACTTCAGTCGCTGACCGACCAGGGCGCGCCAGCGCAGCAGGCGATCAAAGACCTCGGCCTCACCGTGTACGACGCGCAGGGACAGTTCGTCGGCATGCGTTCGCTGTGGGACCAGCTTTCGCAGGCCTCGACTCGCATGTCGGACGAGCAGTTCCAGGCCGCAACGAACATCCTGTTCGGCTCCGACGCGATGCGTACGGCGATGGTCGCTGCCGGTGGCGGCACTGCCGCGTACGACAAGATGGCTGCCGCGATCAACAAGCAGGGCACCGCCGCACAAATCGCAGCTGCGAAAACCCAAGGGCTGCCGGGTGCGTGGGAGCGCGTCCAGAACAGCATCGAGGGTGTAGCCCTCACCACGTACAGCATGATCGAAGGGCCGTTGACCTCGCTCGCGAATAGCGGCGCGAGCATCATCGGCACCGCGGACGGCATGGCCTCGAGCCTCGGATTCATCGTGGCGCCGGTGGCGGCGTTGGCGTCCGGGTTCGCTTCAATCCCCGGCCCGATGCAGACGGTGATCACCCTGCTCATCGCGGGGCGCATCGCGATGGCCGCATTCGGCAACCAGATCAACTCGGCTCGCAATTACGCCTCGAATGCTGCCGGTGTGATGCGCGGTTACGGGACGTCGATCACGAACATGCAGCGAGCCGCAACGGTCGCCGGCGGATCCATGAACCGGCTGTCTGCGTCAGTGGCGGTGCTGGGCCGCAACAACGCGACGATCGCAGCGATGGGTGCCTCGTACCTGCGCGCGAGTAGCCAGGCCAACAACTTCGCCCGCACGCAGGGGACCATCTCGGCCGCCGCAGTCGGCGCCCGTGGCGCCATTGGCGGGTTGACCGGCGCCCTCGGTGGGCCGTTCGGCATCGCCATCATGGGCGCGATCGGCCTGCTCTCCCTGTGGAGCCGCAACTCAGCTGCCGCGAAACAGAAGACTGCGGAGCAGAAGGCTGCCGTCGAGGAACTGTCGCAGGCCATCGACGTCAACACCGGCAAGCTCACGCAGCAGGGCCGTGAACAGATCTCCTCGAAGCTGCAATCGGACGGCATCCTGAAAGCCGTTGATGCCAACAAGCAATGGGGCATCTCGATTGATCAGTTCACTGATGCTGCGACCGGTCAGGCCGACTCGATCGAGAAGGTCAACGCGGCGCTCGACAAGCAGGTCAATGCCTCTGTTGCGTCGAGTGATCTGTGGCGGGCGCACGGTGAGGCCTACGAAAAGGCTGGCGTCTCGGTCGAGTTGTACTCGTCGGCGTTGCGCGGCAACAAGAAGGCGCAGGACGAGGTCGAGCAGAAGCTCATCGCCGGGAACATCAAGACGTCGTCGAACGACTGGAGCGAGCTCGGTGGCAAGCTCGACGCCGCCGGCCAAGCCGCACTGAAGACCGGCAACGCTCTGGGGTCGACGAACTCGCAGGTTGAGCAGGCGAAGACGCGCGCGCAGCAGTTGGGTGAGGCGAACGGCGACATTGTGAAGTCGTTCGACAACACGACGCAGGCTGTCGGTCCGATGTCCGAGGCAATGATCGAATTCGGCGAATCCACCGATGGCGCAGCGTCAAAGGTCGACAAGCTGGCGAAGGCTCTCGATGGTCTCGATAACGACAAGCTGACGCAAGAAGAAGCGTTGCAGTCGTGGTCGGACAACATGAGGGACTTCGCCAAGGCCTTGGAAGATGGTGGCGCGGCGACGGTCGGGCTGAACGGTCATATCGACGTCACCACGGAGAAGGGCTCCGCGCTTCAGAACACGGTGCAGTCGCAGACCGAGGCGTTCAACCAGATGGCTGTGGCCACGTACGAGGCGGCTCTGGCCTCCGGGCAGGACCTTCCCCAGGCACTGGACACGACTCGGCAAGCGCTAGTCCGGCAGCGTCAGGCATTTGTCGACGCGGCTGTGGCGGGCGGGATGAACGTCGACCTGGCCAACAAGCTGGCCGACGCTTACGGACTCGTCCCGGACGAGAAGGTGTTGAAGCTCGACACCCAGACTGTCCAGAAGGCGATCGCTGACCTGAACACGGTGGGCATCAAGGCATCGAATCTGCCTGAAGGCAAGGTCCGCGTTATCGACAACACCGAGGAGACCCGCCGCCGCCTCGACGAGCTGAAGATCAAGTACACGACTCTTCCTGATGGTCGCTTGGTGATCACGGATACAACCGCCGAGAACATGAAGAAGTTGTCGGACTTGGGGATCCAGACCACGTCGCTGCCGGGTGGGTTCATCAAGATCGACGACACGAGTCCACAGAACATCGAGCGGCTCAAGCAGCTCGGCGTCACCACCACGACGTTGCCTGACGGCTCCGTGGTCATCAATCTGAATGACGAAGAGGCGCGCCGGAAGATGGCGGAGCTTCTCAAGACTGAGACCAAAACGATCTTCGTCAACAACATCCCGACGAATGCCCAGTATGGAACGGCGGAGGATGTGCCGTTGGGTGCTCGGCGTGCGGCAGGTGGACCGGTGCGCGGCCCGGGCGGTCCGACTGGCGACAAGATCCTCACCCCAACCTCTGACGGCGAGTGGGTCATCAAGACTTCCTCGGCCGAGAAGTATGGCCCGAGGGTCATGGCCGCTATCAACGACGGCACGTTGGAGCTGGGTGTGCCCCGGGCGACCGGTGGTCCTGTCGCGTCAGTTGGTCAGCTCAAGGACTACATGCGCGGCATCGAGGGCGCCCCCTACAGCTATGGCGACTGGGGCAACGGCTGGATGACTGACTGCTCTGGCGGCCAGTCGATCGCAATGAACTACGCCGATGGCCTGAACGCTTCACCGGGCACCGGTGCACGCGCGGGTACGGCCAACTTCGACAGTTACACCGCCGGCCATGGCCTGCAGCCGGGCTCCGCACCCACTGGTGTTCCGGCGTACGAGGTGACGTGGAATCCGGAGCACACGGCCGGCACGATCATCGATCCGGTCGGCGGCGACGTCAACATCGAGATGGGCGGCGCGCGCGGTGACGGCCAGTACGACGGGCCGGATGGTTCGCGAAGCCTGTCGGGCAGCACGGCATGGATGCCACTGCAGGGCGACCCGGGCGCGGCCGGGCAAATCGGCGCGCCGGATACGCGTACCGCCAAGCAGAAGAACATCGACACCGTCATCGCCGAGGGTAAGCGTCGCGGCGAGTCCGACAAGGAGATCAAGTCTGCCGTCATGGCCACGCTGGCTGAGACCGGTGGCGAGAACCTCGATCACGGCACGGACGGCGACAACGCGGGCATCCTGCAGCAGCGTCCGGAGTGGGGCACTGTCGAGCAGCGCATGGATCCGGCCTACGCAGCAAACGCCTACTACGACGCTGCTAACAAGGTCGAAGGCGCCGAGGGAATGACCGAAGCGCAACTGGCCCAGGCCGTTCAACGTTCCGGGACCGCGGACGGCTCGAATTATGCGGCGAAGGAGGCTGAGGCCGACGCCGAGATCGCAGCATCGATGACGCGATCCACCACGACGCAGACCGGCAGCGCGACGAGCGGTTCGGGCGAGCCTGTCTTCGTGACGAACTGGCCATCACAGTTGACGACAACCACGACCTCAACGTCTTCATCATCACCTGCGACACCGGGAGCCGAGTCGGAGTCCACGACGGGACCCGAGAAGCTCGGCAACATCGGGCCTCTCGCTATCTCTGCGTACGCGCGTGGCGCGATCGAAGACCGGGCGCCGGGGTCCGCGCAGGTACTCAATCGCGAACGCATCTGGCTCACCCAGGCAGGCGAGGCTGGGCCGGAGTCCTACATTCCGCTCAACGGGTCACCGCGGTCGAAAGCGCTATGGCTCGAGACGGGGCGCCACCTGGGAATGATGGACTCGTACGCCGCCGGCGGGTTCGCCGGATACGCCGAGGACACGTCGGATGCGCTGAAGCCGAAGAACTTCTACGACTGGGCCGCACTCGTTGCGGGCGGCGGATTCGCGGTCGCGTCAGCAGTCACTCCTCCGTACGTCAACATGGCGAACAGCGGGCAGGTATCGCTCGGTGATCTGGCCCCCACGGTCGACACATCGGCCAACTCCATCGACGGAATCTCCCAGGCGCTGGGTGCCAGTGCCGACGAGCTGAAAGAGGTGCTGATCGCGATCCTGCAGGCTACGCGCGAGAACAAGAAGATCAAGGCGACTATCGACTCGGGCGTGATGGACGGGTTGACTCCGACGCTCTCGGCGGCAGGCCTGTGATGACGCTGCCGTTGACCTGCGTGCTCACCGACGTGTTCGGCAAGAACATCGAGTTCAACCAGGGTGGGCCGTTCCGGTTGCACTACATCAACCTCGGTGGGCCGGCGTTCGAGTTCGATGACCTCGATGGCGTCAACCAGGCGGGCGTGACGAACTCGGCGATCAAGTACAAGCCGGGCAGCATCACCGCCGGAATCCGCATCGACGGCGGCACAGGCGGTCCCGACGCGCGGAACCTTCTCGCCGCATGGCGCCGGGGGAACGGCATCGGCGGCGCACGTCGCTCCGGCGGCAAGCTGATGCGATTCGAGGTCGCCGAAACCGCACGCTTCCAAGAGGTGCGGCTCGTCGCGTTCAAGAACGCCCCCGAGTACGTGAAGATGCATGCCGTCGGCCGGGCCTACGACGAAGTGGAGTGGCGCTCAGACGAAACATGGTGGCGCACCGACCCGTACGAGTTCACGTTCACCGCGGCAGAATTCGGTGCAGCGAAGGTCCGCAACGACGGTGACGTCGATACCTGGGTGCACTACAGACTCGACGGACCCATCACCAACCCGAAGATCGGGATCGACGGTGAACTGATCCCGCTACCGTCACTGACTGCCGGACAATGGCTCGACATCGAGACGGACCCGGATCGCTGGGCAATATGGGACCAGGCCGGAGTGGACCGGTCATGGATTGGTGAACGCTGGCACGTCAAGGCGCCCGCCGACACCGAAGAGATCCCGCTCTCCATCACCGGAACCGGGACGACCAGCGCAACCAAGCTGACCGTCACTGTCCCCCAACTGTTCTGGTCAGCGCTGTGATCTCAGCAGGCTACGCAGATCCGAACACCGACGAACCGCCGGCCTTCAACTTCGACGTCGGCCTGCGCAACAACCCGGTCATCGACTGGCGGCCGGCAGGTTCGTATCTCGATGCAGGCACCACGTGGACCCACGGTCTCGAGCCCGGCAAGATCGCGTTCGAGCTGAAGTGGGACAACCCCATCACCGACATCATCACCCCGTCCACCGTGAGGAAGAAGTGCTTCCACCTCCGACTTGGCCGGGGCCCAGACGGCGAGATGGGTTACAACGGTATCCCGTGGACAGGCCGCATCGTCGATGTGGAGTTCTCCGGCACCCCCGGGCGTGAGCGCAAGGTCTACTACGCCGAGTGCAACAAGATCTGGCTGCAGTCGATGTACGCCTGGGTCAACAACCTGTTCCCCCCGGAGATCCAGGTGGGGCTGACCGGCAAGCAGGACGTCGAGATCGGCTCGCCCGATCGGGTGATGAAATCGTATGTGTCGAAGGTGGCCACGCGGCTCGGCATCCCGTTCTATTCAGCACTGCCGATGCACCAGCCGTCAGCATGGTCGAACCTCAAGGTCAAGGATTTCGATTCGCTCGACGACATCTTCGACTTCCTCTCCGACGTCATCGAGCCAATCATGTTCTCGCAGGCACGGTTCACTCAGCTCGACGAACTCTTCCGCCAGGACGTAGACCGTCTGGACTGGGGCATCAAGGTCGACCTGTGGGACGGGCGCGGACCTTCTCCCACCGTCTTCAACACCGACACCCTCTCGGACCTGCAGTCGATCATCAACACGCTCGACGACGACTTCCTCAACCTGAGCAAGCTGGCCTCGATCAGCAACGGCACATGGACCAACCAGATGAACCGCGCCGGGTTCGTCTTCGACACCTACGAGAAGCGCGACAACCGCAAGGTGCAGTTCCGCACCGACGCCGACTCGCAGATCCGCGACTACAGCTCCAAAGGCACACACTCACGCGCTACTCGAGCCATCGTCGGCGGCAAGTCGCCAGCCATCCTCAACGACGTCATCGAGATCGGCGCCAACCTCGCGATCTCGCTGCTGCTCAACCTCATCGCGCCAGGCCTCGGCCTGGGCGTGGTGGTCGGCGACCTGTTCGACGACATCTTCTTCGCCTACCAGGTGTTCTGGGACGCCGACCTCGAGGACGAGATCGGCAAAGACGATGCGCTACCCGAGAAGTTCGCCGACAACACCGCAGCCTGGTCCCTCGACAGCTACGCCACCGGCAAGGCCGAGCTCAAAGCCAAGGGCGGCGAGCAGTCAATCATGATCAACGCAATGTCCGGAGTCCCTGGGCGTGGCAACGAGTTCGGCGAAGACAACGGCAGCGCCCGCCGGTACAAGCACGGCGACATCATCCACCTGTGGGACCGCGGCAACTTCGTTGAGCAGTACGTCTCCTCGGTCACGGTGACTGACAAGCCGGGCGAACGAAAGCGCGAGCAGCCCACTCTCGGCAACGACAAACGCCTCAAAGGCGGCTGGTCCCGGCTCGTGGCCTCCGCTCAACTCAGCGGCGCCCGACTCAACGGCGTCGCAAACAGCGTCTGATGAACCGCCTGTACGAGCTGCCATTCGAGCTGCTCGCCCTTCTCTGCCAGTGGCAGAACCGTCACGACCTCAAATCCTCGGGAGGGGAACGTAATGACCAAGATCATCACTCCGCAGAAGGCCCGCGAAGTCGACGCGATGTGCCGCGCCCGTGACGGCCTGTACTACGGCTACGGCGAGGCGTTCACCAACAATCCTCGACAATCGACTGACTGCTCCGGGCTCGTGCTCCAGACGGGCGCCTGGTGGATGGGTCGCACCGACTGGCCGGGCAACCGCTACGGCTCCACCGAGTCATTCCGCCTGGACTACAAGATCGTGTACGACTTGGGGTTCCGACGCGGCAAGAACCCGCCGATCAACTCGGTCATGCGCGTGGGCCTGCAACACGGCGGCGGCGGGGTGTACTCCCACACCGCTTGCACGCTGATGACCATGGATGTCCCTGGCGGCCCGATCAAACAGTCCGCCCGCGGTGTCGACTGGGAATCCCAGGGCGCAGGCGTCTTCTACTACGAGGGTGCGCGCGCGTGGAATGACCCGCTATTCCATGACTTCTGGTACCTCGACGCCGTGCTCGGCAGCGACGCCCCGTCCACGCCGCCTCCCAACGAGATCGACGAGGAAGCCAAGCGGGCCAAGGCGTGGATCGGCGCCCGCAAGACGCAGGGCGAGGTCAAGCTGCCCGACGGCGAGGGCCGGATGGCCGAGTTCGAGAACGGCTACGTCTACTGGAGCCCTCGGGTCAACCAGAACGAACCAACAGGCATGCGGGCCATCGCGATTCCGCGAGACATCTTCGAGGTCTGGGCCAAGCAGGGCTGGGAGAAAGGCCCTGCTGGCTACCCCACGCGCCGGCACGCCACGGTCAACGGCGTCGGCACCATCCAGGCATTCCAGCGAGCCGTTCTGTATCGCAAGATCGGCACCCCGGGCGCAGTCGTCAACGGCGCGATCCTCGAACGCTGGGCCAAAGAGGGCTGGGAGAACGGCCGACTCGGCTGGCCACTCGGCAGCGAACAGTTCTTCGACGGTGGGCGAGTCCAGCAGTTCGAGAAGGGCGAAGCCTACTTCCACCCGTCGATGGTCACCGAGTTCCTCAACGATCCCGAAGCACCCAAGCAGTAACCAACAAAAGGATTTGATCATGGCATCTGCCAACTCCAACCTCAACGTAACAGCGACCCTCGAGACCGCCTCGATCAGCCAACGCGCTTTCTGGCTCGACCTCGCCGACCGCACCGTCAAGACCTTCATTCAGAACGTGCTGGTGTTCCTCGGAGCGGGCGTCGTCATTACCGATGTCTCCTGGACCACGGTTCT